CAATAGCTGCCAAGAATTCCATGCGGTCTTGCTTTTCTTGCATTTCATCTTGGAAAATCATTGAGTCAGAGGTGACTTCAATGCGGAAATTCTTGCTAACTTCGTCTTTTAATAGGGCAATAGCTTGTGGAATCAACGCTTTATCGTTGTCATCCATCTGCATACCACCAGCAATCTTAATAATGGTATCTTCGGTGAAATGCTGGCAAATAATTTGCGATTTAATAGCAAGCAGCGAGGTTGCGAAATCAACAACAGCGTGTTGCATAGTTTTGAGGCGACCTGCTGCATTGTTTGATTTAATGATTTGTGCGCCAAGGGTTTCATTGGGGTCTGTTTGACCACGCTGAATATCGGCAATACCCATCAATTCATAAATTTGACCCTTAACTTGCTCCATAGCCTGATAGCATTGTGCAAGCGCAGTAGCAAATGGGGCAATATCAACTAAATCTAATGCGCCTTTCATGCCTTGTTTTTCGGCAAATGCCATCCAATTCTTTACTGGAATCAAGACGTTAGACTCATTACCTTCGGAGAATAGGCGCTGGAGTTCAGAAGCGCTGGCATCATACAAACCACGCACTTTTAATGCACCAATGAGTCCATCAATACGGTCACATAGGTCGTCTAATTCTCTAGCTTGGTCTTGGTAAATAGTAAAGTCAGGAATAGGCTCAAGACTATCAGTAGTTAAAGTAGCGTAAAGTGGCTTTGGACAAGGCCAAAAGTTTTCCAACTCTAATGGGTCATCTCTTTCATCAAGAATTTTGCCCATTGACTTGCTAATCCACAGTACTTTTCCTGTTTCTTTGTCCCAAATTTCATAAATTTGAGCTTGGTAGGCTTGGTCATCATTCTTAGTGTAAGACTTACCGACTTGTTCAGGTTTCGTGTCAAGCGGTATTTTGTTGCCTAATTCTTCGCCAAAACGCTCTACAAGCGCTGTGCGGTTTAAATAGACCTTACGCCATACTGCGGTGACTTCTTCCCATGTACGAGCTACTGTATGACCAAAATCACGCCAATGGACATAATCTACAGGGCAGCACTCATATTCAATTTCTTCTTCAACTTCGCCAGGTTCGTTATCTTCTTCTTCTGGCATTGGGCCTTCTAATGGCGCACCGACATCGCCTTGACCGTTTACATAGCTAGGGTCATGTGCTTGTTTAGCGTCAATGGTTTCGGACAATTCCCAACCATCTTCAGGCTCTTTTTCTTTCTTAGCCATAAAGTGCGGTTCATAACGCACCCATGCTGTGCCACGACCACCTAAAAGACGGTCTGTAACGCAGTTCACCATAGCGGACTTATAGTCGCCATAGTGCTCAATTTCAAACTCTAGCGCTCTTTCTAGAAGCATTGAGGCTACTCTACCAATAGGGTCATTATCTCTAAACCTACGGCTTACATCAGGGCGTGGGAGTCTTGCAAATACCGCTGGGGTAATGGTTTGGACATTACTCCATAGAATATTGAAACGAGCATTAGGATTGGTTTTGTTGCGTGAGTCATCCTTGTAACGCTTTAAAATCTTGTCCACACGAGCTTCCCAGAGTTTAAAACTGCGCTCATAGGACATAATGCGGTTGTACCAATCTTCGTAGCTGTGCGCTACCTCGCCTCTTAATTCAGACATAAAAAGCCTTATGAGAAGTTGCCGACTACTACTGCGCTAACACCAGCGCCAGTTGTGATTTTCCATGCGCCATTTAATGATTGTGCTTCTACTGTCAAAGAATAAACACCTTGAGAAGCATTGGCAGGAATTAAAGGTATTGAGGTAGAGCCGTCAATAATGGTTAATGTGCTTGTAGCAGTAGTAGTAACGGTTGCAATAACACGCACTAACATATCACCAGCAGCGCCATTGTTGCCCATAACTTGAGCAGTTGTTGAAGGGGCTACATACTCATAAGTAGTGCCAAATGGTTGTTGTACGCCTGACATTTAAATTCTCCTGTTGTTTGGGGTGTTTTTAATAGCCCACATATCGTTTAAAGTTACATCCGTTTTACCAACAAACAAGCCCTTTATAGGCTCGTCTTTGGTCATTATTTTTTCTTCCACTCGCCAAGCAACTGCTGCCATGCGATAAGCGTCTGCAGCGTGTGATGTCCAATCATGCCGAGGCTTATCTCTAAAGACTTTTCTATCCTCGTCATATTCTCTTTGATACTGTCGTAAAGATTCGATACCATCCTGACACCTTTCTGCGTCAAACCAAGACCTCATCAATGCCATGCGACTTGCTTGAATTCCGTCTTGAAGTCCTAAATTTGGGACAATTTTCATAGATTCTAACGGAATTTTAACAGAAAGTTGCTCAATTATTGACTTTCCGCCACTTGCTAGAGTTTTTGCTCTTGCGTCATGAGGCAAATAATGTAGCCCATATTGGTAGCCAAACTCTGCTTGTTTAGCTTGAATGAGTCCTGTATAAAATGCCACAGGCTGACCATTGCTTCCATGGTAGTCAAGAAAGCGCAATTCACCTCTGACAACCTGCCACCACCAAATGCTCGTATCATCGCTGTAACCTAAGTCCCAACTTGTATTAACTTTATACATAGGGTCATATTCAACCTTGGTAATTCTGCCTTGGTCTGTAAGCTGGCGCATTTCTTTACCATAATATGCACCAAGAATAGCTGACTCAAAGTCGCACTCAAACTCTTGTAAGTATTGGTCTTGCGTCATTGACTTGGCGGCATCCTCAAGCTCTTGCTTTGGAAGCAAACCAGTCTGACTAGCTCTTAGGGTTTTGGCATACCAGCTATCGTCATTGGTGGCGTTATTGTATATGTCCCAGAAGGCATTATGACCTTTGGGCGTTCCAATGAAAACTGCCCAGCCGAGTCTGTCTGCCAACAAAGGCCGAATAATCTCGCCCCAAATACGAGGGCGCATATCTGCATACTCATCTAGCACAATCCCATCAAGGTATAGACCACGCAGAGAGTCAGCATTATCAGCGCCAAATAACCTAATTCTTGCACCATTTATTAATTCCACCCATAGTTCTGATTGATTAGCTTTAGCCATTACAGGCTTACTAAATCTTAATAGGTAGTCCCAGGCGATATTCTTGGCTTGGCTGTAATATGGTGCAACATAAGCGTAGCGACCATCTTCTTTGCCCTCAATTAGGGCTTTGTATATAAGGTCATTAATGCAGGAAACAGTTTTACCGCAGCGTCTATGCGCCACAATAACTGCCCAGCGTTGTTTTCTTTCGTGGAAGTCTAAGAATACGCTACGAGGTTGGTAGTCTAGTTCTACCTCTTGGACTATTTCTTCCAAGACACTACCAAGCGTTGTGGGGCTTTTTCATCGCCTACTACTTCAGTCCTTGCAAGTTTAGGCACAGCATACTCAACCATGTTTTGCACTATGTCGCAGGCTTTGCCAGGATTTGGCGGCACAATCCACTTTCCAGTAGCATCGTCAAATAAGCCTTCAGCGGTGTTTTGAAGCCATGTTTGAAGATATGGTAGGTTAGCATCAAGTAATGCTTTAACAGCCTCACGAGCCTCTTGAGTGACCTTATTAGGCGTTCCTGCTACACGCCCACCTGTCTTTTTTCTAGTTTTTTCTACTTTAGAGTCCATACATTCTCAAGTGATTGATTTGTAAGGCTTAATTCTACAACAGAATTTAAAATGGGTCTTTAACGACTTTATTCATTTCTTTAACGAGCATATCTCTGCGCTTATTGCGCTTTTTCTCATTCTTTTCTAGCGTAGACTCTTTATGTTCTCTCAATAAAGCGTCTTTTTGTTTGTATTCGTGTTTCATGTGTTTCATCACATATCCTTCATAGCTTCTTCAATGTGTTTTCTGCGTGGTTTTTTGGCGGTTTTTGCCGACTCTACAAACGCTTCTGCGGTTGGCGCACCTTTTTGCCCAGGTTTACGCATTTTTTCGCCAGAGCCATGTGCTATGCGTTTTTGCTTTTTATGAATATTGTAGTAAAGACCCTTATTAGGCACAATGCCACCTTGCCCTTGCTGCTTTGCCTCGCTCACCTGTCCAACCTTTAGACCTAGCGCAAAAACTATCATGCCTAGAGCCATTAGCTTGAGGGGCTTGCAAATGACTACCGTTTTTAGCGTTGTAGGCTTTGCGACCAGCTTCAGTCATGCCAGCACCTTCGCTTACAGGTAAATAGTGTTTACCTTTTCCTTTGGTGGTTTTGGCAATGGGTTTGTCATGCTTTTCCATTGCGGCACGAATTTGGTCTTGACGACTCATTACTCACGCTCTTTAGCAATACGAGCCATTACTTTTTCTTTGGCGGACTTTTTAATAGTCTTTTGTTCTTCTAAGTCTGGAGTATCTTGGTAATTCTCATGCTTGTCGTAAGCAGCTTTAATGGCTTCTTTACGCTTTTTAGCCTTGGTAACTGATGACTCAAAAGACTTGCCATCTTTCTTTTCAATTTCCATGTCTTTTTTAGGCATTGCTTTCATGTTAATCCATCTCTTTCAGTTCTTTACGCTTTGACTCATTTTTGGTTTCGCCTTTTTCTTCAGCGCTACCCATGTGTTTTTTGTAAGCCATGTCTATGACATCTTTGCGCTTTTTCTTCTTTGACATACCAGCTTCACTCATTGCAATGGCAATCGCTTGCTTTTCAGGGCGACCAGCTTTGCGTTCTGTGGCGATATTTTCGCTTATAGCTTCTTTTGACTTGCCTTTTACGAGTGGCATGGTAATTCCTTTCAAAGTTCGTACAATTTTAATACATCTATGGCTTCTTGCACAGAATTTACCCTATGTAATGGCCCACCTTGCCAGTTGGCAAATAGCTTAATTTGCATAGGCGTTAGCTTTTTTTCCGCACCGTCTTTGACTTCCATTAAAATGGTGTGGTCGTTATAACAAACCAATAAATCAGGTATGCCTCCACCTTGGGTGTGCAAATGGAATACTTGTGCACCATAATCTCGTAGTGTTTTTACCACAGCTACTTGATTTTTATCAACTTTTTTAGCAAATGCCATATTTATATGTTAGTGTTTAGCAACTTATAGTATAAGGGGAAAGACTTGAAAATATTGCTGATTGACATAGAAACCAGTCCAAATACGGCTCATGTGTGGGGATTATGGCAACAGAATGTATCACTTAATCAACTTTTAGAGTCATCATACACCATGTGTTATTCGGCTAAGTTTTTGGGCGAAAAACACATTTACTTTGACTCTGTGTATAAAACAGACGCAAAGACCATGCTAGAAGGCGTTTACAAGCTGTTAGAAGAATCAGACGCAGTAGTGCATTACAACGGCTCAAAGTTTGATATGCCCACGCTAAATAAGGAATTCTTGCTTCACAAAATGCCACCACCACCGCCAATAAAACAAATTGACTTATTGCGTGTAGTAAAAAGCCAATTTAGGTTTCCTAGTAATAAATTAGACTATGTAGCGCAGCGTTTAGGTTTAGGGCAAAAAACGCACCATGAAGGCCATACGCTATGGATTAAATGTATGGCTAATGACCCTAAAGCATGGAAAACAATGGAAACTTATAATATTCAAGATGTGGTTTTACTTGAAAAGTTATATAACAAATTATTACCATGGATTAAGCAACCACTTAATAT